GACAATCATAATCCATGCTATATGTGTGGAGCGAAAAGGAGAGAATTGACTAAAGCCAACTGATGTGCTGGAACTATGAAAGCCTCCGTAATTTTTATTGAGACACTTAAATTGCTCCGAGCGAAGACAAGGAAGATAGTCCATCAAGGTGGGATGAGTTCTGGTAAGACCGTCAATATATTGATGGCGCTCGCAACAGCAGCTATAGAAGACATTGAGCCTGGTGTGACTACAGTTACTTCTATGTCTTTCCCACACCTTAAAGCTGGAGCACTGCGAGACTTTGAACGGTACGTCTATCCACACTTTGCCGAAGCCATTAGAACTTATCATAAAACCAATCACATCTTCTACTTTGAGAATGGAAGCATCATCGAGTTCAAGACATACGAGTCTGAATTTGATGCCAGAGGGGGAAAGAGAAAGCGTCTGTTTGTGAACGAAGCCAATACCTTTGACTACATGACCTTCTTCCAGTTGGACTATCGTTCAGAACAAACATTGCTTGACTATAATCCAACCATTAGATTCTGGGCGCACGAAAAGGTGATAGGAGAGAAAGGAACAGTATTCAGAATCTCAGACCATCGTCACAACCCATTCATACCATTAGAAAAACATGAAGAGATTGAAAGTATAAAAGACAAGGAGTTGTTCAAGGTCTATGCGAGAGGTCTGACTGGAAATGTGACAGGTCTTATCTTTCCAGACTGGATGATGATTGAAGAGTTGCCAACGGATATAGACAACTGGATATATGGAATAGACTATGGATACTCCAATGACCCAACTGTTATAGTGAAAGTGGGACGAAGAGGAAAGACACTATATGTGCAGGAGCTGGTCTACAAGATAGGACAAATACCTCCAATAGAGATTAGAAAACAACTATATGCCCACGAGTACTCTGAACAACCATTATATTCTGAGCACGACCCTGATATGATTAAACAACTAAAATTATTAAATGTAGGAGTAATAAGTGCGAGGAAAGGGAAGGGGTCACTAAATGCTGGAATTGAGAAACTTAAAGAGTATCGAGTGTATTATACGAGCGACTCACGAAACCTCAAGAGAGAGCTAGGAATGTATATCTGGGAAGTCGACGATTTAGGAAACTCAACTAATACTCCTGTGGATGCCAATAACCACGCTATAGACGCAGTAAGGTATGCCGTCTATAGCCATTTTTACAGAGACGAAGCCACTTGGGATGGAGACACAGATACTAATTGACAGCAAGGTTCTGATGAAAAAGTTGTACGAGCTTGAAGACCAGTATGACTATGATATACCTGCATCAAGTTTAGCTCATGAATTTAGAGGAAGTGACACTATTCATTTTGATAGAGAGGCTATGGAAAAGATGAGATTTATCACTAAGATTATCAGACAGCAACCACTAACTATTACCTTTGATGGTCATGTTACTATACATGAAATAATCTTATGAGTAACTTCTGGAACAACATATTCGGAACTATAGGTCGTGGGAAGGTAGCTCGCATGACTGGTATGGATTTTATTCCTACTAATAGTAATGGAGATGCTACTATTCCACAAAATGTGATGTTTCTGAAGAACAGTGGAGAGCAAAATGCTGTATGGTTAGGACTCGATACTTCCGAGATGCAATACTGGGCTTACTGTTACTGTAGCCCTCTTTCTGCTGTTATAGACCGTGAAGCCGACTGCGACATTAATGGGAAAGTTAGGATAATGAAGAACGAGAAGGAGTCAACTAATCCAACTGCCAAAAGAATTACTAATCTCCTAAACAAACCTAATCCTATTCAAACATGGGAGGACTTTAGAGGACAACAAGTGGTCTTTAAGAAGATATATGGGTTCTGTCCAGTCTATGCCATGACCGCTACTGGCTTCGACAAAACAAACTCTTCCTATTTGTGGAATCTAAATCCGTATTATGCAAAACCAGAACTTGACGACAGCTTCAACTATCAATCAGACAGAACTCCAATCAAATACTGGACTATTACCATACACCGCAAGAAATATGACATTCCCGCTGAGAGTGTTTTCCTGCTTAAAGATGGCTATGTTCACAGAGATGACAATTATCTTCTACCCTTATCGAAAATCTCAGGACTTGACTTTGCTATATCAAACATCTGTGCTGCAATGGAGGCAGATAATGTCCTGTTGAGAAAGAAAGGGCCTCTTGGTTTTATCTCGCATGACCCAAAGCCTGATAATGTAGCTGGCTATGTTCCAATGACAAAAGAACAGAAAGCTGAAATTCAGGGTGAATTAGCGAATTATGGACTCACTTGGAATCAGTTTCAATACGTGGTTTCTAAACTTCCAGTGAGATGGAATCCAATATCTTTTAGTGTGAAAGATTTGATGACTAAGGAAACAACCAAAGCTGCGATAGATATGATATGTGATAGATATAACTATCCAGCAGAACTTATGTCTGGCAAAAATGCCACATACGAGAATCGTTCAGCCTCTGAACGATACCTATACCAGAACGTCATAATTCCTCAGAATGTAAAGGACATGAGAGTATATAATAGATTCTTTGGATTAGACGAATACAATTTAGAGTTACAGTCAGACTTTAATTATCTACCAGTTCTTCAAGAGGATATTGTTAAGCAGGCTCAGGCAGATAATTATAAGGCTCAATCATATCTTACATTATACCAGAATAATGTTATTACACTTAACCAGTACAGGGTATATATGAAATTAGAACCAGTTGCTGGAGATGATGTGTACTATAAAGATACTGATGAGGGGAAGCAGCCAAAACCAACTGAACTCAAACCAGTACCACCAAAAGAAAAAGCAGCATGATACCAGTAGACTTTAAAGAAGCAAATTTTACCTTTACCAGACCCAAATCAATGACTGATGAGCAATGTGGTGATTTAAGAGTATGGAAGGGCTACGACTTGGCTGGATTTCCAATCATAGTGTCGTGCTGGAGATTATCAAAAGAGGACTTGGAGGAAATAAATAGAACAGGTAAAATCTGGCTATCTGTAACAAGTGAAGTAACTCCACCAGTTAGTTTATTTACTGAATATCCATTTCAAAATGCCAAAGTTACACCCCAAGATTATTGAGCTCCAGAAAAGAATTGGAGCTACGCCATTCGTGAGAGGAGACAACTGTACTCGTAAGGCAGCTATAGAAGCTGATAATCGTCTTGTCAAAGCCTATCACTGTATATTTGGAGAGGTTGATGATAGGGGGACTCTCTGGATGAAGGGAGCGTTTAAGCGTTCCATTGATGAGCGCGGCCCTAAATCAAGTGCCAAGTATAAAATTGCGGTGCTGTATATGCACGACATAAGAGACCCTATTGGTCTTCCAGCAGTGCTCGAGGAGACTGATGAGGGCCTCTATGCTGAATATGAGCCAGATGATGTGCCAAGTGGAAACAGAGTTGTGACACAAGTTAGAAGTGGAACTATCAATAACTTTTCATTTGGGTTTAAGCCTGTGTGGGAGAAAATGGAGTACGACTCTGATAAGGATGCTGTAATAGTAATGGAGGCTGAACTCTTGGAAATAAGTCCTGTTACTATTGGCTCAAATATGAATACGCACTCAGTTCGTGGACTAACCGAAGAGAACGACGGCTTTCTTCTTGAGGAAACTGAGGAGTTTATTCGTTCAATTCCAAGAAAACAACAACTTGAACTACGTCAACTAATTGACCGCCACCGTTTAGATGCTTGCAGTAAGCCAACGTCAACAACAAGAGCAGGCTCGAGTATTGACTATAAATATCTCTTAAACAATTTAAAATTAAAAAAATGAGACTACCATATATTCCCAATCATCTCTTGGGAGAAAGAGGTCGTAGGAACAGATTTGGTTTTGCTTGTTTTAAGACAGAGGGTTCAACAGAAACTACTGACGAAAAACAAGAACTGCTCGACAAGATAAATGGTATGCTGGAAACAAGGATGACTAAAGAGGCGGTCACAGCAATGATGAACGAGCAATTCAAGTCGCTACCTGTTGAGTCTTTAAGGGCTATCGCTGATGAAAAGACTGGGGCAATGGCTGTGCTTAAAAAACAGGGTGAAGAGATTGAGGCTCTGAAAACAAGAAGCGCAAGCATGGAAAAGCCAAAGAGTTTGACTGACCAAATCAAAGATTGGCAAACCAGAAATAAGGCTGCTATTGAAAAAATCAAAGGAGGAGAAAAAGCTGAATTATCGCCATTAGAAGTTAGAGCAGTTGCTTCCCCAATGACTCCAGCAACAGTTGATTCTGGTTCATCTTTGCTTCTTCCAGCTCCATATGTTGAGCCTGGAATAACAGACCTATTAAGAGTGCCTCCAAATCTGTGGAACACAATTAGAAAAGGAAGGACTAATTCATCTGTATATGTGTGGGTAAATAAGTCTAATCCACAGGGTGCAGCAGCTTTTATTGGACCGGGCGTAGCAAAACCAGGAGTTAGCTTTGAACTCGTTACTGATATATCTAATGCAAAGAAGATAGCTGTAAGTGCCAAAGCAGCTACTGAATTATTGCAAGACTTTTCTGGAATGGAGGATATGATTAGAGGTGAAATGACATTTAAGCTCTATGATGAGCTCAATGCCAAGCTAATGACTGGTGTTGCATCGTCTACTGTTCCAGCTGGTTTGCGTACACTTTCAGTTCCTTATACAGCAACCTCAATAAAAATTCCAGCACCAAATGCTCTTGATGCTATAACTGCTGTTAATGCCTATTTAAGGTCAGGACTACTGAGTGGACGAATTGTTGACTTTATCAATCCTATAGATGCGGCAAACATTCAGGCAGCTAAAACTGCTCAGGGTGTCTATATATTTCCGCCATTCACAGCTTTAAGTGGACTGTCTATTCCTGGAGTAGAAATTGTAACTGACCCTAATATTCCGGTTGGATATGTTCAAGCAGCTTTTCTTGATTATTACAGGGTTCTAATTTACGAAGATTTCAATATCAAGA